TTAATTCTATATCGCCATTAGAATCATATAATTCTCCTGGGTAAGAATGTCTTTGAACTAAAAACATTTCTTCATTACCTTCATGTCTTTCTATTCCATCAAATTCAGCGTCATAATCATCGTCGTAATCATCGTCGTAATCATCAGATTCTTTAATGAATTCAATATATCTTTTAAGTATCATACTGTATATATTAAATATGTTTTTGTAATATATAATAGAGATTTATTATAATATTAAAAAATATTTATAAATTTACAAAAAACATATTAATAATGAGGAAAATAAAAATAATATCTTATCTTTTTAGAAAGAGATACATTAAAAATAATCAGAAATATTTATCTCAAATGGTAAATAATAAATAACTTTGACTTATAATATCGGAACATATCAAATAGTTAATAAAGATACATTAGATTCTAAGATCCTTCAAAAAAAAGCAGATTCTATTAATACTAAATATAGTTTAATTATTAAAAAATGCTCTATTTTAAATTTAGACACTTTAAAAGATAATGAAAATATAATTGATTTAATTATATCTAATTGTCCTAATATAAGATCTTTAAATGGTATTTTAAAATCTATTAAAACTATAAGAATAATTGATTGTCATAATTTACCTGTTATAATATTAGATCATATTGTACATATTAGATTGCATGGATTAGAAGAAGATTATCATTTAAGTTTATTAAAATTTGTTATAAATTCTAAAAGGTTAAATGAGATCAATGACATAGATTGGCCTTTAGATTTCGAAAAAGATATTCCAGAACTTAAACGCTCACTCGGAGGCATCAAAAAGTTCAATATATAGATTACCTGAAAAAATAACACATTATGTGAAGGAATTTATAATCAATGCGCTATATAAAGCGATTGGATTGATTGAAAAATATCAAAACAGAAAAATAATATTAAATGAAAATGACCCTTCTAAAAAGATTTTAGAAGAGTATGATCTTGATTTAGTTAAAGTATTAAGTGATACAGGATGGGTAGAAGCATCTCAAATATATTTAACACAACCTTATACACATTACGAGATATATTTAGAAGATGATATTGTTTTAGAGTGCGCCGATATTCACATACTTTTCACTGACGATCTTAAAGAAATTACACCTATTGAACTTAAAGAAGGTGATAAGTTATACACTATAGAGGGTTCTAAAATTGTTAAATCTATTAAAAAGTTAAATAGGAAAACATCTATGTATGATTTATCTATTCAACATGAAAATCATAGATATTATACAAATGGAATATTAAGTCATAATACTATTAATGCTGCTATTTATATTTTACACTTTATAACATTTCACGCTGATAAAAATGTTATGATAGCAGCAAATAAAGGAGACACTGTTGTAGAGATTATAGATAAAATTAAAAATATTTATAAACAATTACCTTTCTTTTTAAAGGCTGGTATTACAAATTGGAACCAGAAAAATATTATATTTGGAGATACTGGTTGTAGAATTAAATCTACGGCAAGGTCAAAAGAACCAGCAATTGGATTTACTATTGATTTTTTATATCTTGATGAGTTTGCCCATATACCAAGAAATATTATTGAGCCTTATTATACTGCAATTTATCCTACTGTATCAGCAATAGAAAACTCTAAAATTATAATTACGTCAACTCCAAACGGTCCTAATTTATTTCAAAGATTATTAACAAACGCAGAAAGAATAGAAGGTGATCATTTAAAAAATGCTTTTAATGCAATGAGAGTTTATTGGGATCAAGTTCCAGGTAGACACATGACCTTTGCTAGATTACACCCAGCTAAATTGAGAAAATATGGTTTTCATGCTGAAGAAATATTGAAAATACTGAAAGATGAATGGGATCCTAATGACGAAAAAGATGTTAATGATATTCCTTTTATATCTTTAAAGTATGATGCTGAAAAGGAAATGGAAACTATTCATATTTTAAATAGAGTTGAAGTGTCTACTGAAGATGTTAGAAGATTAACTTTTAAAGATAAAAGAGGTAAAGTTGTAAAACTTGGTCAATTAGGAGAAGTTACAAGTTGGAAAGAAGAAGCTATTAAAAATATTGGTGGAGAAGAAGCTTTTAACCAAGAGTATAATTTACAATTTATTACTGGTTCTAAATTATTATTTGATAAACATTTTCTTAAACTTTTTGCTTCTAGAGAATTTAAATTTAAACATTATGAAATTGATAAATTTGAAGATAAATTAAGTTGTGAATATAAAGAATTAGAATTTATAACAGATGAATCTATTTTTGATATTAATAAAGCAAAAGATTATCATATGGTCTTTTCAATTGATACTGCAGAAGGTATTGGAGAAGATTATACTGTGATAAATATGTTTAAATTAATTCATAAGACTGAGAAAGAAATAATGGATAATACTTATGGGTCTGTTTATGATTATTTTAGACTAGAACAAGTAGGTCAATATAGATGTAATTTAATGGGTACACCAGAAGTTGCTGAAATTCTTTATATGGTAGCTTTTGAATTATTTGATCCAGAAAAAGTTAAAATTGTTATAGAACTAAATGGACCAGGTGGAGAATTAGTTGCTAATATGGAATCAGTTTTCGATGGGAATCACGATTATGGAAGTTTCGTATTTGCTAAATTTAAACATAGAGCAATTGATAAAAAGAGAAAACTTGGTTTAAAAGTAAATAGAAATAAAGGAATAATGGTTAAAGAATATCAGAAACGTATGAAAAACGGAGAAATATTTGTACATCATGCAGTAACTTTACAGGAGATTAGAAACTTTATAAAAGAAAAATCAGATGCTGGAAATTTAAAATTCTTTGCTGAAATTGGAAATGATGATTCAGTTATGACTGTTGTTAATGTTTGTAAGTTTTTCGGTACTATTGATTATAAGAATATGGTTGAAACTTATATGTCTTATGATTTAGAAGAAAGAATTAGAGTAATGATAGAAAAGAAGATTGAGGAATCTTCTGATTATACTGAATCTGCTGATTATTCAAGTTTAAAAGCGTTAAGAAACAACGCAGCTCTTCCACCAAAAAGAGATATTTATAATCTTCCTCAGGCAAGAAAAAACTTTAGAAGTTAAAAAAGTGTCTTTTAGTAGTAATATATACTATAGAAAAAATAAGATCATAAGACAATGGCTATAAATGTCGGTAAATATAAAAGACCCGGTATATTCATAGAAGAGATCAATCAGTCAATAATAAGTCCTGTTATTACTGAGGGAATCATCAACTTAATACCAGGCTTTTCAAAAAAAGGTCAACCTAACAGTCCAATTTATTTGGAATCAAAAGCGGATGCGCAAGCAATCATTGGATCTATTGATAGAAATCTTGAGAAAAAAGGTTCTTATCTACATAGATCTGTGTATAAGATGTTAGAATCAGGTCCAGTTTGGGCGTTGAATCTACTTTTAACAGATGATAACTTAGATACTTTAGAGTATCAAACGCTTTCGGGAGCATCAGGTTACCAAAACAGTACAACACAAACTGAATCTTATAGAAGATTCTTTAATACATCAGGATTCTGGAAAAAAGATACTGAATCATTCTTGAATTTTGCAAGTGACGATAATGTTCTTAACTTTACAAGTTTCAGAGATAGACCAAGAACAGTTTTTGCTATTAAATCGTCTATAACTGGATTTGATGTAACAGTACAAAATTGGTACGAAGGAGTACCAAGTGATCAAATTCCATCTTTCTTAAGACCAACAGATCTTATTTCTGATTACAATGTAAGAGTTGTAGTGTTATCTGGAAACTGGACTGATTACAGCACATTAGCCGTTGATCAAAGATATTCTTTATATTTTAATACAGAGGGTGTTAGAAAAGCACAATTTGATAATTTCTTAAATGATAACACTGTTACAGTTTTAGGAAATTACGAAACAAGCTTAATTCCATATTTCGTGGATGCAGGTGGAAGGGACATGTTTATTGAAAATTTAATTAATCTTGAGACTGATAGAACAGGTTTATTCTGTGCTTATGACTTTGATTTAGTAGAAACTGATTATCCTAATAGATTTGTAGATTTAGTTGGTAATACTGTTATTGGACAAGATCTTGATGTTATCAATTTCTTATCTTATAATGAAGTTATAACTGAATCTCTTGATTATGATAATAAAGAATTAGATAGTTTAGCAAACACATTAGGTAATAATTTATCTATAGTTTCAAGAACTAATGATTATACTGATGAATATATTAATGATGTTACTGTTGATTCAACAGCGGTATTTGATGCTCAAGCATTAGCTAACCCTGTTTTTAACATAACTATTGGTATAAACGGATATTACAATTTTGGAGGTGCTAGATATACTTTAGCAACTGGAGCAACAGCAATTAATATACCTGCTGTAACAACTCCAGCTTTAGGATTAGTTTCTGAAAGATATGATGTAATTTATCTAGATGCTAGTGGATTTAATTCAGTATCTGGATTAGAGTCTATTTCAGCAGCACCAACACCTATCAAACCACAAGTTGCAGCAAATGCTATTGTTATAGCATACGCTTTAACAAGTGTAGATGATACTGGAACAGCGACTAACACATTAACACATGTTACTCTTTCTGATTCAGGATATGAGTGGTTAAATGCAACAGATCTTGCTGCTCCAACATTAGTAGGTATAAATGAATTAGAGTTGATTTTTGCAGGTACTGCAGGAAATATTGGCACTAATCAGTACGAAGAATACAGAAGAGTTAAAATGTTCAACAATTTAAACACTTTAGTAGCTGGTCCTAATTCGGATTTTGCTGTTATAGTTGATAATATTGGTACTAAACGTTCAATCGCGAATGCTGCAGTAACAATTGATGAATCTTCTGATAAAACTATTAGAATTATTATGAATGATTCGGCTGTTGACATAAGCACACAATATGCAACTAGAACATACTTAATGTATGCGATCGATAATGAGTTCATAATTGGATCTGGTGTAGGTACATCTCCTGGATTAATAACTAAAAATACCGCAGCTACAGCAGCTGAAGGTGTTATAGCTAAATATTCTGATATGTATGTTGATTATAACAATGGTGTTATTAACACTGGAGATTATATATGGGAAAAACTCGTTGAAACAACTGGAGCTCTTAATTTTGCTGATGTTGGAGGAGTTGATTATATGATTTTAACAGCCGCTGATAATACAACGTTTTCTGGTTTACCACATAATTATGGTAATACAGGAGATAAAATATTTATTGAAGATACAGCAAATAATAATGGTTTAAAAACTATTAATGCTACTGCTGTTGATGCTTCTACTGTTGTTGGTTTAATTGATCCTGGTACAGGAATAGCATATACTGCTGCTTCTCACGTTGCTTATGAATTAGTTGAAAATACAACAGCTGAATATATTACGTCAAGTGCAATAAGTATTCATAAAGCTGATCAAAGAGTATATTTACAGTTTTACACTATTAATGATATACTTTATATAAATTATACAAATGAAGATTATACTGCAGAAATATCAATTAGTAATCCAACGACTACTAATTCAACTTTTAAAGTGTATTCTAATAGAAATAACTTTGAACAAACTGTAGAGGTTGAATTCCCTGCAGGATATGTTCAAGTACCTAATAAAGTACTAGTTGAAGGAACTAGATATAGCGAAGTTAAAATCGGAGATTACTTGAAAGCTTATGTTGACACTGGATCATTAAATCCAGGAGAAGAACCTAAGAGAATTACAAGAATTATCGATAAAAGAGTTTACGCTCCAGATCCTTCTTTAGTAGAGTTAACATGTGATTCTCATATAGAATTATTAGAATTTGGTGTTGGAGATTTCCAAACAACTAGATATACTAGTATTGGAGAATATGTTAATACTTATAAAGGATTAAAATTCTCAGGATTTACAATTAGACAATCATCTTTACCTAATGGTACAGAAGATAGACAAGAAGAAATCTTGAACTTGATGGATAGTGATACTAATTTAGGAAAAGCCTTAATTGATAGAAATAGCATCTCTTGGAGATACTTAGTTGATGGATTTGGACTTGGACTAGCAGAAAGATGTAAGCAACAATACGTAAATGTATGTGGAGCTAGACTTAATGTTTTAGGATTCATTAATATGCCAAGTATGAAAAGCTTTAAAAAATCAACATCTCCTAGTTTTACTGATGACGAAGGAAATTTAGTTGTTGAATTTATTAAAAAAGGAGCTGATCCAGAATCTAATCCAGCGTTTAGATATACATTTGGTCAAGGTGATGGACAGACAACTGTTGGTTATTTCACACCATATGTAAACATTAGTGATAATAATAGACCAATCGATGTTCCACCAGCAATGTATGCTGCAACAACTTATATGAGAAAGCATATAACAAGAGTATCAGGTGTTAAACCTTGGACAGTTGCAGCTGGAGTTAATGATGGTAGAATTGAAGGTATCAATAGATTAGAACAAGACTTCTTACCAGAAGATATCGAACATTTAAATGAGATGGGAGCCAATCCTATCGTATTTAATACAGCGAGAAATGTTCATTATATTGAAACTGAAAATACTGCTCAACAACAACCGTTGTCTTCATTATCTTTCTTACATTCTAGAGAGGTATTGATTGAACTTGAAAATGCTTTATACAACATGTTATTAGACTTCCAATGGAAATTTAATACTGCTGAAACTAGAGCTGATATTAAGTTTAGAGCTGACGCGATCTGCCAAAGATTTGTAGATCAAGAAGGTTTGTTTAACTATGTAAACGTGATAGATGAATCAAATAATACAAACGATATTATCGATAGACAAATAGGTGTCTTAGATACATTCGTAGAAATATCTAAGGCTATGGGTGTTATTGTAAATAACATTACAGTACTTAGAACAGGTGCTATTGAATCCGGTGGATTTAATATCGCTTAATAAACTAGTTATTAATTCCCTGAAGAGACTGAACATACAGTCTCTTCAAAAGGGATAAATTAGTTTAATATATAAAATGAAGAAAAAATAAGGTCAAAAAAATGCCATTACCACATTTTTCAAATATTAGATCACATAACGAACTATGGGAGCCTATATATCAAAACTTATTCGAGGTGAATTTTATTCTACCTTTGATATTACAAGCAGAGAATAGAGATCCAGTTCTTATGATGGAAAATTGTAAAAAAGTTAACTTACCACTTACTCCGGCAATTGGTAACGCTAGCCAAAAATTCAAATTCTCAGATAGAGAGTTCTTATTAACACCAGATAAAACAAGTGTTGAAGTGAATTTAGAGTTTAATATCAATCAAGATGATACAAATTCTGTTTTCGTTTGGAACACTTTAAAAAGATGGTACGATTTAGTATGGAATTCACAAACAGGAGAAACTTGTTACAAAAAAGATATAGTAGGAACTATTATAGTATTACAACATGATAAAAAAGGTGTTGTTATTAGAAGAGTCGTTTATAATAATTCCCAAATAAAAGAAGTCGGAGGATTTGACTTAGATTGGGGAAGTAACGGAATATTCGAAGGAATATCAGCTAATTTTATCGCTGATTACTGGGATGACGTTTACTTTGATAATATTTAATAATTATAAATCTAAATACATTAAGACAGAAAGCAGAAGTTTAAACTTCTGCTTTTTTGTGTAAACTTTAAGTGTAAACTTTAATATAATCTTTATAGTGAGAGAAGAACTTTTCAATATATAAAGTACAAAAATTAAATTTTTTACATAATGAGTAAAGACGATAACAATTACGATGAAAACACTGATGGTTTTGACCATGATGAAAAAGATGATGAAGATTATCTAAAACAGTATGTTTCTGGTAAAGAGTTAGGTGAAGATAACGATAGAAGTAAAGAGCCGCCTAATGAACCGCCTGTAAATAATAATAGAAGAACTGGAAATTCTGGTGATTTTGAATACGAAACTGTCCCTATGGAAGAATTGCCATGTGGTATATTTTATCCTGATGGAATGAGAATAATGGTTAGAGCCGCTAAAGTTGCCGAAATACAAGCATATTCAGTAGTAGATGATAAAAATATCTATGATATAACTGAAAAAATGAATGATATGCTTAAGTCGTGTGTAAGAGTTGTTTTACCAACAGGTAAAAATGGATCTTACTTTGACGTGAAAGATGCTGATAGAGTTTATCTAATATTCTATATTAGAGAAAGAACTTTTCAATCAGGTAACAACCTTAAACTAGATTGCGAGTGTGATTCTTGTGGACACGAATATGGTGTTAATATGGAAAGAAGAAAGTTTATAACTGGTGATATGCCAGATGATCTTAAATAATATTTTGATAGTGTAACTAAAATGTTTCACTTTGATTTAAATAACGCTGATAGTATAAGTCTTGGTTTACCAACTATAGGAATACAGAAACATTTCTATGAATATATTAAAGAAACAGTTAAAGATGAGAAAAGTCCAAATATGGCATATTTGAAAACAGATCCATTTTTAATTCCGAATAGAAGTAAAATTACACCTGAAGGTATTAAGAAAAGAGTAATGGAATTCAAGAAAATGGATCCTAATACTTATCAATTTATCAATAGTGCTATTGGTAAAATAGATGATGCATTCGGTATTAAAGAAGTAATATCTAAATGCCCTGAGTGTAATGAGGAGGTACACTCGAAAATGAGGTTTCCCGGCGGTGCCTCAACTCTTTTCGTTATTCCAGACGCCTTTGATCAATTTATTAAGAAATAAATTTGAGCTTTACTCTCAATTACATCTACAAGATGATACAATACTAAATTGGCAGTATTGGGAATTTGAACAACATATCAAATTTTTAAACGAGAAGAATAAAGAGGAAAATAAGAGAAGAAAAGAAGAAAATGATCAATCTCAAGGAATGATGCCTAGTATGAATAATTTCAATCCTGGTTCTATGATGAAATCAGCCGGTAACATGAAACGTTAATACAAAAAGTGGAAATTAAATTTCCACTTTTTTATTGTTCTAAATCAGCTAAGTTAAAATATTGTATTAAATATTTTCCGTAGACTTCTAAAGATTCAAACATCTCAGTATCATCATTAGAATAATCGCCATGTACTGTTGAAGCTTCATCAACAGTTCTAACTATTACATTATCTGGTTCTAACTTTATAGTACAATTATAATCTCCACCTTCTTCAGGACAAGACCAACCAGAAGTTATTTCTATGATATTTCCAATGTGAGTATAATTTAAATCACAACCACTCCATTCAGAATTATCAGCTTCATAAGCTTTTTTGAGATTATCTAAAATTATTAAAAAGTCTAATATTTCTTCTTCAGTTGCCATTTAAATCATATTTATTGTTAAGTTCTTTATATAAAATATTATTAACAGAATCTAATATATTCATATTATTTTTAATTACTAAATTTATACTATCAGAAGAATGTTGGATATATAATCTATTAACATCCAAAGATAAAGATAAAGTTTCTAAAGTTCTAGTTAAAAGAATTTTAACTTCTATGTTTTCTTTTATAGATTTTTCATATCTATCGTCTTGTGTCTTTAACATTATTATAAATATAAACATACCCATTAATAAGCATAATAATTTAATATTTGTATTAGTCATTGTATAATTTTATACAAATATAATTAAAATATACTTAAATTGAAAATTATTTAAAAAAATTAAATTTATGAATTCTACTTGGACGATTTAACATTATAGTATTAGTGTTAAATTTTTTAAATTCATTTCCAGTAACATAATGTATTTTAACAAAAGGTTTAGAATTTAAAACTTTATTCATTATAATAGTTTTCATCTCATCTGATGAATTATAATAAATTTTATTAAAAGTTTCTTGTATATTTTGCATTTCATCATAAGTTTTTCTATCGTCGTCATAAACATAAACTTTATTATATTGGTCAACATAAACATTAGTAAATACACCTTCTACTAT